TTCAACACTCGAAACCGTCCACAAAGCCCCCGCCCATTCCACATAACGAATAGCAAAGAAATGATCATTAGCATATGCATCGGCTACAATACTGATCGAGTTTTGTACACTGAGATCTGGATTGAGATTTTCTCCTTCACGAAGATTTCTCGCGTTCCGAATAATATCTCCGAAATATGAATGTTCAACAATCTCATCAACCCATACCCCAGGTGCAGTCTCTACTGTTTCACCGTAACCAACACGACCAGAAAATTTCGCCATGATGACCCTACCCTTGGTTACGGTCCCTGGGTTACGACCACTGCAGAGCGAATCTTCGTAAGAGCACCAGAAACACGAGTCTCGTACAGGTACTTGTACTGGTTGTAGTCGATATCGAAATCGTCGAAGAAGTTGATCTCTCCACCCTTATCTGCACCAATCGTGTAATCCTTCAGATTCACAACGATGCCGAGAAGATCGGGCTCACTTTCCATTACTTCGACAACGACGATGTTCGAAACGCCGAGCTCAGAAGCAAGCTCAGCCACACCACGATACATGCGCCGCTCCATTCCGTCACGGGAAAGGAGCATCTTCGTCAGGAAAGGCAAGGCCGTGTAAAGCGTCGGCGAACCGGATCCTTTGTAGACTCCCATGTTGGTGATAAAGGCATCAACAACATCGTTCGGGGTAGCAGTAGTATCGATATTAACCTTAACTGCATAGAGATCATGATCATTCATAATCGAACGAATGCCAGCACCTTCGGAAGATCCTGCTGGATCCTTGATCTTGTCCGGGCTGGCAACATCGCGACCATCACCGATCAGAACAGCACGAGCAAGTTCCTCGTCGAGCATCAGACGCATCTCGGCTTTGAGCCACGCTACGACGTCGAAATCCGTGATATCGACAATGTCATCGCGATCCAACTGCTGCTTCTTGTAGACCGTGCTGGGCGTCGTGATGCGCTTAACGAGTCCGAAGAACTCTTCCTTCTTCAGATTCCCCTTAATGTAACCCAGCGCACGGGCTTCATCGACCGTGATATCAGCGACTAGCGACTTAATGCGAGAGAACGGCGAGTGCCTCGTACCATTGATAACACCGGAAACCCACTCGACTCGCCGTGAATCGAACTCGGGAGTATCAGTAATTGAGCGGGCGTCTGGAAAGAGGAGATCGATATCAGTAATGCCGTGCTTGAGCGCATACGCTTCGACAGCATCCTTCAACGATCCGGACTTCTGAGCATCAGTAACAATCTCCCGCATTGCATCGTGGGTGAGAGTTAGCTTCTCCTCTTTCTTTACGCCTCCGTTCTGCTGCTCGAAGACATTACGGGACATGCGCCGTCCTTCCTCTTCATTATTATCATCATGGACAAGTTCGGATTTAGTCTCTTCAGATTCAGTCTCTTTTTCTTCACTATGGACAACTTCTGATTCAGAATCCTTTTTACCATTAGACTGAGTTGCTTCTCCATTATTACTTTGAGATAGTTCAGCAGCTTTCTCGGCAAGCGCAGTGCCGACCATGTAGTGAACGACTTCTTTCTGCTCAGAAGTCATCGAATCATAAACTTCCTGAATCGTTGGAGCATCTTCAGATCCACTATCAGTTGACTTTGAATCTGACGACTGTCCATCGGCATGATTAAGTTCCAAGCCGGTGTAAATAATCGCTTCATCTTCTAGCGTGACCATTTCGCCATCGCCATGCGCTAGCGTAATATTATCGATAAGCGCTCCGGGATTAGCTCCCGACAATACCAGACTTACCTCACGAATAAAGCCATGCAAAACCTGCTTGGCCTTTTCGGTGAGCTGATTAGCATAAATAGACAGAGACTTAATGTCCTCATGCTGTACTAGTGTCTTGGCATTCTTTGCCTGATCGGTATCATTGAAGAAACCGTAGGCATAAATGCCATCCTCACGATGCTCGAGAATTGCACGGCCAAGAACATTGCTGGGTTCACCATGACCATGCTGCCAGACCAACGGAACAACTTCCTTATCCTGATGCTTAAAAGCATCTGGTGTAATTGTCCGGCCATCTGAGCATTTAAGACCAGCCTTCGTGGCGTAGCCGCTAAAATCAGGCTCAGCCTCTTCTCCCATTTTGACCGTTCCTCTCTAAGTCTTTGATCTCCGGCTCATCAGCCATTGTTAAAGAAGCTGCCAAATCAACTAGACTAGGTTTTCCATTTGTTGGAACACCAGTTGGAGTTGGACTTCCTTGAGGCATGTTGCTGTTAAGCAACTGATCAGCCTTCGGATCAGGATGAGGAGCCATACCAACAACTTGTCGCATTTCATTTGACGTCATAATTTCATTACGAGTAAATTTGTCCGCAATCTCAGCGATGTTCTCAATCGGAACCAAGCGAAATGGGTCTCGAAAGAATTCAATCGTCTGCTTTTGCGTCCGGGCTGTTTTAGTCAAGAAGGTACGTCGCATAGCTTCAACCATAGCTGTAAGAACGGGCTCAATAGTACGATTCCAATAGTTCAGCATGGCCTTTTCATCGGCCGTTCCATTCATAACCTCTTCGGTTAGACCAAGCTGGCCATAAAGCATCTGCGTTAGGAATTCGACCTGCGTCATTAGGTTGTTTTCGGCCGGTCTATTTAGCTGAATGACCTTCTCGGTTCCATCCGTATAGGCGATGCCATATTGACTTCCTTTAAGTTGAAACTCAATATCTGCGCGGCGCTGTTCCGCCTGCTGTCTGCGCGCTTCAGATTTGATCACATAAGGAAGCTGAATGATAAGATCAAGTTTTCCAGCAGCAGTTCGATCATCCGAGGCATCCAACAAATTAAGCTTATGAATTAGACGCTGAAGAGTTGAATTCGGCTCGTTCATAACTGCATACAATGGATTTTCAACTATTGCCACTGCAGTTTTCTCTAACGTAATCTCTTCTCTTTGCGCAATATTTTCATTATAAACTCTTAACCGCACATGTTTGGGATACCATTCGACAATTTCACCGACACGAAGTGTCAAGATATCAAACCCGCCAGTTTTTTCTGGATTAATTGACGTATCGACAGGAACAAGCGCAGCTGCTCCACTATCAAAGAGTGTCAAGACAGCATCTTGTCTGAAAGCTCGCGCAGCTTGATCCAAATTAGCTTCGACAGTCAAACAGTTATTAAGACCACTATCAATATCTTCGAGATATCGATTTTGATCATCATTTCTAACATGACGCATGTCGACTGAAGCAACATCAATGCTGAGACGAGTAAAAATCGAGGAGATAAGTGAGCGATCGTTGGGGATTCGAAGCCTTACGCCATATGGTCTTGATCCATGAGCTGCACCGTAACCTTCAACGGGATTATCAGGATTAATAGGCCAAGGAGTATTTCTTTTTCGTTCTTGAACGGTAAAAGCATTCCAGGCGTGTGCTAACGCCGTGGTAAATCGCGACACTTCTCACCTCCTTCCCCAAATCACTCAAATGCCTCTTTATTCAACTTGTATGCTACCCAAGCATCCAAAAGAGCTGCGACGTTATCGATCTTTTCTTCTTGTCGTTTCTTCAAAAGCTTGCGATTTCCATTCGTATCCTCTAAAGTAATCGCATTACCCATCGCAAACGACATCAATGCTTGATCAAATACGAGCAATCGTTCTTCGCTCATAATCTTGATTTCACCTAGAGGAACTGATTCTGTTTTTGCCCCTTGGATAACCTTCTCGATACCGAACGGTCCGTTCTCTCCCTCCCAACGCGCGATGAATTCTTTCGCGTTGTATGGGTCATAACCTAGAGCCCGAACGTCGTATTCGGAAGCTTGAATAAACCGATCTAGATCTTCGTAAACTTCCATCATGTCGAGAATGTTTCCTGGCATTACATGAAGACTTCCCTCGACGACAAACTCGTCATACTTTTGTCGCATCGCGGCAGGAAGTTTCATCAACGTAAGTTCAGTAATATAGCTGCGAGTCTTTATGCCGTATCGCTCACGTCCCAATGGAAAGAGAAAGGTAAAGGCGCAAAAGTCATCACCCTGGGAAAGATCCGCCCCGAGGGCACAAGGCATCTGCCAGAATTCACGATGGTTGTGAGGGAGAGTTTCTTCATAGGTGAAGAAGTAGGTGTAGCCCTCCATTGGAATGCCAAAACGCTTAGCGAGAATATCATTCCGAGAAGCAGGAGCTTTCTCAGCCCGTTCCACATCCAATTGATATGTTTCATAAGAAACCGTAGCTCCTAGATTCGGATTTGCCTTGACCCACATTGCTGGATCAGCAACTTCCTCAACTTCATCAAGTTTGTAATGCCAAATAGAAACATGCGGCGCGTAGTACTCACCCTTAAGGATGTCAGCAAGCTCCATTTTGATGGTATCACCGGAACCTGCTCTGACTGTTCCTTCCGAACTAATAGCCACAATCAAATAGTCTTCTAGTTTGGATGCTCCCTGTTCAACTGCTCCAACAACATCTTCTCTCAAATCACCGGACAACCATTCATCGATCGTAGAGATCCTTGGGCGAAGACCCTGTAGCTTATTAATGGCCATGGGGCGGATCTCGAGGATCGAGCCAGTAAGAAAGTTCTCAATCCCTTTCTTAGTCGAAGCGAGCTTAACTCGATTAGCTC